GACGAAGAGTCCGCCCGCATCGCCGCAGTCTCAGCCGAAGCCGCTGCCCGCGCATCGGATGTGTCCGGCCTCGAGTCCGACATCGCCGCAGTTCAGAGCAATCTGGACGCCGAAAGCTCGACTCGCGCGACAGCCGACACCTCGCTCTCCAACCGCATCACCGCTCTCGAAGGAGCCAGCGCGGACAGCCGCCTGGACGCAGTCGAGGCCGATGTCGCCGACCACGAGACCCGCATCAGCGCTCTCGAGTCCACGATCGACGGCGGAACCTACTAACCAGCCCACCAACCCCGGCGGGGCGCTCAAATAGCGCCTCGCCACGCGGGGGGTCAAAACTCCGCAAAACAAAAACCGCCACATGGCAAATCCACAAATCATTCCAAAACGCTCAACGGTCTCCGGGCGCATCCCGAGCACGACCGACCTCGCCCTCGGCGAGATTTGCGTGAACCACGCCGACCGCCGACTTTACTCGCGCAACCCCTCCACCGGCGAAGTCTACAAACTGGCCGGCACCAAAGACGCCCCCGACCGCGTGTGGGCATTCGATCTCTCCGCCGACGGCACCACCACCTACCTCGGCTTCCTACTTTACTCGGACTTCCCCAGCTCCGGCTCGGTGTATGACAGCCCGAACTGGGAAATCTCCCGAACCATTTTCAACCCCGCAGGCACCTCCAGCAGCGAATCCAGCGCCACCGGCGCGTGGTCGAACAAAACCAATCTCCAATTTTCTTAAACCATGATCGCCACACCCATACTCTCCGGTGCCTCTGGCACCAAGACCCTCGCGGCATTCACCCCGCGCCATAGCTCGCCGCCAGCGACTCTGTTTGCCACTCTCGACACGCGCAACTCGGTTGCCGTCCTCGATTTTGACGATGCCACAATCGAGAGCGCGATCTTCCCGTCAATCATCCCCGAAGCGGCAGACCTCGCCAGCGGCTTGAGCGTGCGAATCACATGGATGGCGACCACCGCCACCACCGGCAATGTCCGTTGGCGCGTAGCATTGGAGCGCGGCAACACCGACCTCGATGCCGACAGCTTCGACACCGCAGCCGAGGGCAATGGCGAGGCAAACGGCACAAGCGGCATTCCCACCACGACCAGCATCTCGATTTCCACAATCGACAGCGTGTCAGTTGGCGAGCCTTACCGCATCAGAATTTCTCGCGTGGGCAGCGATGCCACGAACGACACCATGACAGGCGATGCCGAGTTGATCGCCGTCGAAGTAAGGAGCGCGGCGTAATATGGCGTTTTCATTTAACGGAACAAACCAAAGATTAACCCCCCCATTGCCGCCTGCGACGATGTCGCCGCTAACAATTGTTTGCTGGTTTAACGCCTCAAATAATACAACAAACGGAGCATTAATCACCCTTACTAATTCGGCTAGCAGCACAAATTATTTTACGATTTATGCAAGTGGAGCGGTGGTCGGTGATCCTGTGCAATTACTTGTCAACGGAACAGGTGGCAACCAAATAGTTTCAACAACTGCTGGATATGCTTCTAATTCTTGGTCACATGCATGTGCTGTTTTTGAATCCAATACAAGCAGAACAGTTTTTCTAAACGGCGCAAATTCTGCTTTAGGAACCGTTCCAAGTAGTCCGCAAGGCATCAACGAATTTAATATTGGCTCATTTAAAGTTGCGGCTGGAAACTGGTTTAGCGGCCTCATCGCCGAAGTCGGAATCTGGAACGCCGCCCTTACCGCCGCCGAAATCGCCTCACTCGCAAAAGGCATGACCTGCGACAAGGTGCGCCCGCAGAGTCTTGTTTTCTACGCCCCGCTCGTCCGCGATCTCATCGACCAGAAAGGCGGCCTCACCATTACCAACAATAACTCGGCCACCGTCGCCAACCATCCTCGCATCTACCCATGAGCCTCTACCTTAACACAACCACCAACGAACTCCGCGAACTCCCCGAGAGCTACATCGCCGCACTCATTGCAGCCGGAAACCCAAAAGCCGAGCAATGGCAACCAGCGCCTCCAAAGCCCAGCGAAAACGCCGTGTGGCAAGACGGCCAATGGATCACGCCAGCCGCCCCCGTATTCACCGCCGAGGAATGGACCGACTCCCAAGGCTACGGTGGCAACCGCTCCACCACGATGCTCTACCAAAAGCTCCGCCTCGACGCCTCCGCGAAATCCTCGCCCAAGCTGGTCGCGGTCCAAGGCTGGCTCGACGGAATGATCGCCTCTGGCCTCGCCCCAGCCGCCAGCAACTGGCCCGCCGCCCCGCACACATTTGAGGCAACGCTCACCGAAACACTCACAATCCTAAACTCCTAAAACCATGGCCAACGAACTCAACATCGCCCTCGCAAAATCCGGTCTCACTGTCACCGCCCAACGCTACCAATCCGGCGCTGCCGTAGGCTCCGCCATCAACCTCACCGAGGTCGGCACCAGTGGATTCTACTCTGGCGACATGACCGGCAGCGCAGGCACCTACCAACTCACCTTCCGCAGCGCCGGAGCCAATGTCGGCAGCGGCAGCATCGTGTGGGATGGCACAGCAGAAGTCCCCTTCTCGACTCTGACCACCGCCGACATCCCCACCGCCGCGATATCTGCCATCAAGAGCAAGACCGATGCGCTGCCGAGCGATCCTGCCGACCAAAGCCTCGTCGAGTCCGCCATCTCCGCCCTCTCGATCCCAACCGTGGTCCAGATCCGCACCGAGCTAGATTCCAACTCCGCCAAACTCGCGAACCTCGACGCAACGATCTCGAGCCGCTCAACCCTCACGACCGGCGACCTGCCGAGCGTGCCTAGTGCCGCCTCGGTGGCCTCCGCCGTGCGCACCGAACTGACCGAGCTTTCCAATCTGGATGCCTCCGTCTCAAGCCGTCTGGCCTCGGCAGCCTACACAGCCCCGACCAGCGCCCCGACAGCCGCCGCTGTGGCTTCAGCCGTTCGCACAGAGCTGACCGAACTCAGCAATCTCGATGCCTCGGTTTCGAGCCGACTGGCCTCGGCGTCTTACACCGCGCCAGCCAACTCGGACATCTCCGCGATCAAAAGCAAAACCGACAGCCTACCGGCCTCGCCCGCAGCGGTATCCGACATCCCGACCACCGCGCAGATCAGCGCAGCCGTGGAAGGTTCTCTCCTCAACGAAGCCGACGGCCAAGCCGTGCTCAACGCGATCGTGGGAGCCATCGGCAACACCAACCTCAGCGAAGTCTCGCTCGTAGCCGCAATCCGCAGCGACCTCGAGCGCACCGGAGGCAAGATCGACAGCATCCCGACATCCTCGGCGCCATCAGCCTCAACAGTGGCCGGAGCTGTGCGAACTGAACTCGCAACAGAACTCGGGCGTCTGGATGCCTCGGTGTCTTCGAGACTCTCGCCATCCGGCACGCTTGCCACGGTGACAAACCTCACGAACGCGCCGGCATCAGTCACTCCCGCCGACATCTGGGACTACAATTCACGCACGCTCACAAGCGCCAGCGGACCGACAGCCGTCGAGATTCGCCAGGAGATCGACGCCAACTCTACGAAGCTGGATGTCGCCGTCGGAACCCGCCTCGCCGATGCTGACTATGTCGAGCCAGCCAACAGCGATGTCGCCGCCATCAAAGCGAAGACCGATGCGCTGCCTAGCGATCCCGCAGACCAAAGCCTCCTCGAAGCCGCTATCGCCGGAGTCACTGCGCCTGCAGCGGCCACGGTGGCCGCAGCCGTTCGTTCCGAGCTATCGAGCGAACTCTCGAAGGTTTCGGCTTTGAATACCGAGCGCCTCGCCAATGTGGCGACCACAGCCATCGTCGGCAACCTCATCGCCCAGGCGAACTCATGACGCCCGACTCCGCACTCGGCATCATCAATCACGCAGCGCGTCAGGATGCCACTTGGCACCTGATCGCGCTCGTGGCGATCGGGCTCGTTTTCGCCAGCATCCTATTCCGCTGGTTCACCCGCCGCCTCGAGCGCGTGGAAACAAAGATGGACCAGCAAAACGAGGAATTCGTCACCCACCTCAAAACCGCGAACCGCGAAATGCTCGAAGTCATTTCCAGCAACCAGCAGACCACCAACCGCGCCATCACGATCATGGACCGCCTGGAAAGCAAACTCGACCGCCACGCCCCATGAACCTTTGACACCCCGCCGCGAAGCATGAAAGCAATCTTCTACATTCTCGACAGAGCGGCCGAGTCGTCTTCCTGGAGGGGTGCAATTTTGGTGGCCACGGCTCTGGGCCTGCGTTTGGAACCCGAGCTTCAGAACCAAATCGTGGCGGCCGGTCTCGGCCTCGTGGGATTGATCAATCTCCTGCGAAAAGAAAAATGAACCCCAAACAGGTCGCCGCCGTGCTCATGATCCTCGGCTGGCTCTTCCTCGCAATGGCATTCCTCACCTCCTGCGTCGCCGTCCCGATGCCTCCTTTCGGTGACCGCATCGGCGAGGCTGGCACGCTCCACATCCGCGCCACCGTGCGCTTTGAGCCACGCCTCAGCGAAGGCGAGGCCGCAAACCGCGACCTCTGGAACGCTCTTGGTGAGTTCCAAAAAACCCTGCCTGCTCTGAAGGACAAATGATTTCGCTCCTCGCCCGTTTCTTCATGCTGCCACGCCCGGCGCAATCCCCCGCGCCCGCGCCTGAGCCCGCGCCGAAGCCCGCGAAGCCAACATCAAAGCCCGCCAAAACCTCCAGCACCCTCAAGCCCGAGCCGAAATACTACCAGCAAACCAACAAGCGCACGCCCAACATCAGCGCGGGCCGCGTGATCAAGCCGTCGCATGTGATTCTGCATCACACCTCCGGCGCTTACGCCGGAAGCGTCTCGTGGTGCTCCGACCCCGCCAGCAAAGTTTCGTATCACTGCATAATCGCCAGAAACGGCAAACGAACCGTCCTCGCCCTTCCCACCCAACGCACCTGGCACGCCGGAGTCAGCTCGTGGCAAGGCCGCAAAGACGCCAACTCGTGGAGCATCGGCCTAGCCTGGGAAGGCGACACCTACACCACGCCCCTCTCCGAAGACGCCCTCCTCTCCGCCGTGGAATACTTGTTGCCCATCCTCCGCGAACACCACATCCCCCTCGCCAACATCCTCCGCCACGCCGATGTCGCCCCCGGCCGCAAAGACGACTGCTCCCCCGCCGCCCACGCCGCCCTCCTAGCGGCTCTCAATAAAGTCCTTTAGGGCAACAACGGGCAACACTCCCGCAAGTCATTGAAAAACAAAGCCAAAAAACCGACTTAAAATCCCTTTTCGCGAAAGCGGAGTGCGGGTTCGAGTCCCGCCGCCGGCAGAGTGCTTTATATCGAATTGAGCTAGGTTTTAAGCGGGTTTGCGGGTGGTTGGCTTTTAGAAACAACGGGCGGGAAGTGGCGGCTTGTGGAAGAAAATAGTTGAGAATTTGGGCAACACGGGCAACAAGTCTGGGCAACAGCATGAGCGCCTTTCTTGTGACACCTTACCCGCAGCGGCCCGGCACCCCGTGGAAGCTGACTATTCCACAGAAAATTTTTGGCAAAAGGATCCGCCGGTTTTACCGCACGGAGGCCGAGGCTTGGGCGGCGGGGCCGGGGCTTTTGGAGAAACTTCAGAAGGGTGGGACCGATTCGCTTTCGGAGGAGCAGGTGAGCGGTATGTCGATGAAGTCGGCGATTCGGGATTACATCGCCTCCAAGGCGGGCAGCTCGGAGCGGCATCGTGAGAAACTGGAAAAAATATGTGGCGAGCTTTTGGACGCATTCCCTGGCGCGGTGGCGGCGGTGTCGCCGATGCAGGCGGCGAGGGTCTTTGCCAAGGTTCAAGGCGCGCCGACCACGCGGGCAGGGTGGCATCGTTACGCCTCCGGGTTTTTTCGGTGGTGCGTCGACATGGAGCTTCTGGACCGAAATCCATTTCGCCGCGTCGTGGCGCCGGAGGCGGAGTCGAAGCGGTCCCTTCTCACGGCGAAGGAACTGCGATCGATTCTGGATGCGGAGATGAGCGACGCGCTTCGGGCTTGGTTTCTTCTCGGTGCGTTTGCGGGCCTGCGGTCCATCGAGGTCCATCGCATGAGGTGGGAGGATGTGGATCCGAAGTCCGGCCAGATCGAGGTGCGGCGGGAGGTTTCGAAACAATCAAGCGGCCTGCCGGAGCGCATTGTGGATTTCACGGAGCCGCTGGCGAGGCGGAAGGATTTTTTCAAAGGAAAATCGGGGCTGATCGTGCCTGCGAAATCTCTCCGCCTTTATCGGGAGAGGGAGGCTTTGGTTGAGCGGCTCAACAACGAGGGCGTGGTGCCGTGGGCCATGCTGCCCGAGAACGCTCTCCGGCACTCTTTCGCCACTTACCACCTCGGCCGCTGCCAGGATGCTGGCAAGACGGCGCATCAGCTCGGGCATTCCTCCACCGCGCTTGTTCTCAAGACCTACGCGGTTCCTTCGCGCAAGGCGGATTGGCGGGCTTGGTGGAGGGTTTAGGTTTTGTCGTGAGATCGTGGATTTGGGCTACCCAGCCCGGCGGGAGATATTCCTCGTAGCTGTTGAGCGCGAAGAAGCGGAACTCTCGGACACTTTCGGGGTTTTGGCACCAGCATTGCCTGGGGTGACGACTTTTCCCTGTTCGCCTTTACGAAGCTCAAGCAATGCATGTTCTACCACGCTTGAAAATGTGACCTTGGCCCAAGGCGTCGAAGCCTTTGTTTCCTCCATTTTTTTTACTACCCATTCATGGAGATCGATAGGCAAGGAAACATTCTGCGTTTTGATTTTTATCACGCAAAAAAACTAACACGAGTGTCAATCTTGGCAACTATGTGAAAAAATAGTTTCGCCCGCAAACCTAGTGTTTATGCGGGTGTCAATAGAAATCTTCGTATGGGGAGAACACCCCATTGACAAATTATTTTGCCAAGATTGGCAAGATTGGCAATCTTGCTGCCCATGCAAAACAAGAAGCACAAAGCGGTCTCCATAAGCCTGCCTTCTGAGGTGTGGGATTGGGTCAAAGGCCGCGCTGAAAATGGCGGGGTAAAAGTTCCGCTGAGTCGGGTCGTGGCACACGCCATTGAGCAAATGGCGATCAAAGAAAACAGGGCAGCAAAACGAAAGGAGGCGGCATGAACCTCTCCGAAACCTTCATAGACATAGCAGAGGCTCAGCGCCTCTCGGGTTTTTCTTCCCGATCAATCCGCGACTACATCAAGAAGGGCGAGTTTGCGGCGACGATGCCGAGGGGCCGCTGCGGCGGTTGGCACATCGTCCGCCAATCGTTTCTCGACTGGTGGGGCTATAGGAACGCCTCCACCGCGAACCGCACGACGGTCCCAACACGGAAACGGAGGGCCGCGTAATGGACTGCGAAACTCTTCTCCGATGCCTCGGCTACTCGATCGACGCGGCTTTTAAATTCGGCCCAGTCGCCATCGCGGCGGTCATCACCTGGAGGCTCGCCCGATGAAAAAGCGACTCTGGCTCGTGCAGGGGTTTAATTTTCTCCGCCTAAAAGTCGGGGACACTTTTTTGGCCTTCACCGAATCGGAAGCTCGGGAGCTTTTCCGAATCGAATACGGCTGCTCTGCGAGCCGGGTGGAGGTCGTGCGATGAGCGGCTGGAACCCCGCAGCGGTTGAGATGCCAGACGAGGACATCGAGGTCATCATCCACACGGCAGACGACGAAGTGGCGACCGGCTTTTTAGATGCAGGCGTCTGGCGGTTCACGAATGCGGCCCGCGTTTTGGTGCCGGTCTTGAACTGGCAACACCTCCCCGAGCCACCCGAGGAGGGCGCCCGATGAGCGACGGCATGGGCATCACCCTGGCGATCGTCACGCTCGCCTCGATCATCTGCGCTTACTGGGCAGGGCAGGACAACATCATCCGCCGTTTAAACGAGATCAACAAGCTCGAACGGGAGCGGAAAGATCGCTGGCGCGAGTGGGACACCGAGAACCTTGAGGACTTCGATGACTAGGTGCGCCGTCTGCCAACACGAAGCCGACGAGGTGGATAACGACCTCGGGCCGGTCTGCTCGGAGTGCTTCACCCACTGCGAATGGGCAACCCTCGAACTGCTTTGGCAAGCGGCCGCCGTGAGCCCGTCACGAGAATGATTTTGCCTCGCTAGGTCTCAAGGAGACCGCAGGGGCCAAGGGGGGCCGCGCATCCCAAAAAACGCGGACCAACAACAAACAAACCAGAGTGATATGAAAATTGTAAAAGGAAAACAACAGCGACCACAGCGCGTCGTGATTTACGGGGTGGAGTCGGTCGGGAAGACCACATTCGCCAGCAAGTTCCCTTCTCCCTTGTTCCTCGACATTGAGGGCGGCAGCAACCACCTCGCCGTGGACCGCGTCGCAGTCTCGAGTTGGAAAGAACTCGGCGAGTGCATCACCGAAGCCAGCCGGACGGATTACGAGACGATCGTGATCGACTCGGCGGATTGGGCGGAGCGGTTGGCGGTTGAAGACCTGCTCGCTACGAACAAGAAGCAGAGCGTCGAGGATTTCGGATTCGGCAAGGGCTGGGTGATGGCGGCGGAAAAGGTCAGCCGGTTTTTGACCGCCTTGGATGCGCTCATCGACGCCGGCAAACATGTGGTTGTCCTGGCGCACTCGAAGGTTCAGCGCACAGAGCCGCCGGACATCCTCGCCGCTTACGACCGCTACGAACTCAAGCTCTCCAAGCAGTCCTCGCCGCTGGTCAAAGAGTGGGCTGACGAGCTTTGGTTTTTCCGGTTCAAGACCAAGGCCGTCTCGCAGGAGGGTGGCAAAGCCAAAGGGGTAGGGGGCAAGGAGCGGGTGATCTACACAACCCACTCGGCGGCCTACGACGCCAAGACCCGCTCGGGCCTCGCCGAGGAGTTGCCGATGGAGTGGGAGTCCGTGGCGCATGTCTTTGGGAAACCTGCACCCAAAACCTCGGCGCCTGTAGAAATCCTCGGTGCCGAGACCATGGCGGCCATGGAGTTGCTGGAAGCCAACGAGGAGGCGGTGAACGCCTTCCTGACCGGCAACGGCTCCATCCAAGAGGGCCAGACATGGCGGGACGCCTCGCCGAAGTTGCTGGCACAAATCAAATCCCGCCCGCAGGCGCTCATCGCCAAGGCGACCGCTCAAATGGAGGTGGCGGCGTGAAGGGATTAACCACAGAGAACACAGAGGACACGGAGGAAACTGAAAGGCTTGAAGTTATGACTGACGAGCAGGGCGCGGCTGTTGCATTCAGTAAGCATTTTCCGAGTCACGAAATATCTATCTCTGGTCACAGGATATTTATCTCTGAAAACAATGATCAGGAGGGCGGGGAATGATCGCCAAGGAAATCTCCCCCTCCTCCCTGCCAAAGCTGGCCGAGTGCACGCTCTTTACGGGCGCGCCAGGCACCAGCCCAGCAGCCGAGCGTGGGACGCTACTGGATCGGGCGATTCGGGAGCTTTTGGTTGATGATCCCACGACCTTTGACTTGCTGAGCGCGGAGGATCAGGCGGTGGCTCGGTGGGGGGTGGAGGAACTTCGGACGCTCTCCGGCGGCTACCATGTCGAGACCCGCGAAGAATATCTCGGCATGGAGGTGCCGGGCCTCTCGAAACCCGGCACGGCGGACGCGGTATGCGTTCGCGCTCAGTGGGTGGCAGATGTAAAAGCGGGCCAAGTCAGAAATTATAGGGAGCAACTTGCGGCCTATTGTTTGGCCTGCATGCACGAGCATTTCGCCGACTCGTGGACGGCTCATGTCGTCTATGTGGACCAACGCCTCCGCCGCACCTACACCTTCACCCGCGAGCAAGCCGAGGCGACCGTTTCGGCGGTGATCGCTAACGCCAGCAGCCGGTTGGCGGAGCCGACGCCGAATGAGTATTGCGGTTGGTGTGCGCATCAAAACGGGTGCCGCGCTCTGGTGCGTCAATCCTCCGAGGCTTTGGCGCTGGTCAAGTCCGACCTCGCGCTCTCCGACATCCGCGACCAAATCCTCGCCAATCCGGTCGAGCTGAGCGCCTTCGCCGCGAACTGGAAGCTGGCCGAGAAGCAGATCGCCGAGCCGGTCATCGATGCTCTGAAGGAACGCCTCGCCGCCGGCGAGGACATCCCCGGCTGGAAGGTCACGACCGGCGCGGGGCGTCAATTCGTGGAGGCCGATGCCATCGCTCGGGCCTCCGCCAATGTTTCGAAGGAAACGCTCATCCTCGCTCTCGGCGGGAAGATGAGCGCCGACAAATTTCGCCAGTTCTGCCTCGAAGCCGGGGTGGAAGTGGATGAGTCAGCGGTGAAGTCAGGGTCACCCATTAACACCCTGCGCCAAATCAAATCCAAAAAATAAAATGCCTACCTACAAACAATCCGAACCGAAGCCCGTCTATTTCGTGGAGCCGGGAACCTACAAAGTCGAAATCGTCAACGCCATGGAGAAGCTCTCCAAGGCCGGAAACCCGATGATCAAACTCATCTGCCGCGTCGAGATCGGCGAAGGCGCCAAGGGGCCGGAAGTCCATGAGCACCTGACATTCACCGAAAAAGCGGGGTGGAAGATTGACCAAGTGCGCGAAGCCTGCGGGTTCGCCGTGATCCCAGGGGAGGACATCGATGTGCAGCCCGAGGATTTCATCGGCAAAACGGCCACGGTCGTTCTTGGCGAGGAAGAGGGAGCCGACGCCGGCCATCGCTTCAACACCCTCGAGCGCTGGATGTCACCCAAATCCTCGGCCCCCGCGCCGAAAGCCAAACCCGCCAAAGAGACGGACGATATCCCGTTCTGATTCACCCACCGGGGCGCGGCGTTGATACGCGCAGGATTTAACCCATGACCCACGACCTCTCCCTCCGCCTCTCTATCTGTCTGAACGACTGCCCGATCGGGCCGCGCATTCAACGCCTGGAGCCGCTGCCGCCTTATCGGCACACCTACGCGCTGGCAGAACAGGCAGAGGCGGAGGCGGACATGGAGCGCGTGCGGAAATACATCGAGCGGAACCAGAACACTATGAAGGGAAAGAAATAATGACTGCGGAAATACTAAACGGCGACTGCATCGAAATGATGAAGACGCTCCCAGACCGATCCGTGAACTGCTGTGTCACATCGCCGCCTTACTTTGGTCTGCGCGACTATGGACACGAGGGGCAGATCGGCCTTGAAGAAACGCCGGATGCTTATGTTGCCAAGTTGGTTGCCGTATTCCGCGAGGTAAAGCGACTCTTGCGAGATGACGGGACTCTTTGGCTTAATCTTGGGGATAGCTATGCGGCGCAACGAGGAGGCACAGAAATGCCTGCCGAAACGATTGCTGGAGGGAAGGGCGGAAAATCTCAAGACCTCGAAGCCTATCGGGGGCGTGGTTTTTCTCCTAAAACTATTACAGGACAAGAATCAGCCGAAAGCAGAACAAATCCAGTAGCGCATAGAAATTGTCGAGCCTTTGGTCTGAAACACAAAGACCTGATCGGCATCCCATGGCGCGTAGCCTTCGCCTTGCAAGCGGACGGGTGGTATCTGCGGCAGGATATCATCTGGCACAAGCCAAACCCGATGCCGGAGAGCGTGACTGACCGATGCACGAAGGCGCACGAATACATCTTCTTGTTGTCGAAGTCGGCACGATATTTTTACGACGCGGAGGCGATCAAGGAACCTTCTGCCAGTTCAAGCATTGCCCGTTTAACCCAGCCGAATCTGGAATCACAGGTTGGCTCTGCACGAGTCACCGGCAAGACGAATGGAAACATGAAGGCTGTCGGCGGCGAAATGCGGAACCCTCGAAGCGTTTGGACGGTTAACACTCAACCCTACAAGGGCGCACATTTTGCCACTTTTCCTCTTAACCTAATCCGCCCCTGCATCCTCGCAGGATGCCCCACAGGCGGCACCGTGCTTGACCCATTCGGCGGCAGCGGAACCACGGGCCAAGTGGCGATGGAGGAAGGCCGTAAAGCGATCCTGTGCGAACTGAACCCCGAATATGTGCAGCTTATGAATCAGAGACTCAACGGCGTCACCCCGAGCCTCTGGTCGCAACCAATGGAGGCGTTGAAATAATATGGCCGGAGAATGGATTAAAGTAGAACTCCACCTACCCGAAAAGCCCGAGGTTTTACAGATCGCCGAGGCGACGAAGATGGCACCGAATGCGGTGGTCGGGGCGTTGATCCAGGTGTGGGGTTGGGCGTCACGGAATTGTAACGCTGACGGCGTTACAACAATCGCGGCTTTTTCACATTTGAACAAAATGGCGGGCAATGAGTGCTTCGCGGAAAGCCTCGTCGAAGCGGGGTGGTTGCGCGTGAAAGATGCGAAAATCACCTTTGTGAACTTTGACCGCCACAACACTCAAACCGCTAAGGAGCGAGCACTTGTAGGGCGTCGAGTCAACAAGCATCGCGGTAACGGTGATGTAACGGAAGAGAAACGCTCACAGCGTTACAAAAGCGTTACCAGAGAAGAGAAGAATAATAAGGCGTCTGCCTACGGCAGCACGCCAGCCCCCATGTCCCTATGAACGCAATGGAGAAAATCATTCCCATGCCGAAGGCGGCCATCCCTCTGAACGAACCGGCAGAACGCGCCGCGATTTCGTGCCTGATGCAGAATTTTGCCAACCTGGACGCGATGAGCTGGCCGGACGACCTGTTTTTTTACGAGAAGCACAAACTGATCCTCGGCACGATCCGCAAGCTGCACGAGGACGGGGTGAAGACGGATTTCATGGCGGTGCTGGCGCAACTCGAGGCCACGGGTCAACTCGACGCGGCGGGCGGGGTTCACGAACTCAATGACCTGCACGATGTCATGCCCACAGGCGACTCGGGGACGGCGGCTTGGCATCGCGGGGCGTTGATGGATGCGAGGCGTTACCGCACGGCGCTGGCCGCAATCCGCAAGGCGGAGGAGGGGTTTCTCCGGCAGGAGGGCGACATCGCTGCCGTGGCGGAGGCGCTCAATGGCGCGGCGGCCATGCAGGAGACGCCCCGCATCGGCATGAAGCAACTCATCGACGGGTTGATCGCCGACCTGGAGAAGACCGAGCCGGTGGAGACCTTCGGCACGGGGATCGGATCGTTGGACCGCGTGGCGCACCTCAAGCGTGGGGAACTCCTGACCGTGGCCGCGCCGACATCGGGCGGCAAATCGATCATGCTCCTCCAAATGGCGCTCCATGCTTTGAGGGCTGGCAAGCGCGTGGCGGTCTTCTCGCTCGAAATGCCGGCGACTCAGGTCGTGGGGCGGATGCTTTCGGCCATGTGTGGGTTTCCGGTCGGCATCCTTCGCATGAGCAACCGCGAAGGGGAGAAGTCGCAGGGGATGTCGAACAAGTTCACGGCCTACGCGCAAGAACTGGCGCACTACCCGCTCGAGGTCGAGAGCAACCTGACCGAGTGGGAGGCGATCGATGGGGCGGCGAGGGAGTTGGTGGCGAAGGACAAGGCGGACCTGATCATCGTCGATTACATCCAACTCATTCACCTGCGGGCGCTCGGATCCAATGAGACCCGCGAGCAACATGTCTCGGAGGTGTCCAAGCGGCTCAAGTCGCTGGCCCTCCATCTCAATGTCGCAGTGGCGACGGCCTCCCAACTCAACGACGACAACCCGCCGAAGCTCCGCGAGTCCCGCGCCATCGGTCACCACTCGGACCATGTGTGGTTCGTGGGAGGCCAGCCGGAGGAGCAATTCCTGACCATCATCAAAAACCGCGACGGCGAGCGAGGCGGGGCCGTGCCGGTCCGAATGAACGGCGCCACGGCGACCTTTTCCGAACGAATCTCTGACAATCAACCCAATACAAAATGAAACTTTACATAGGAATAGACCCCGGTTTGTCCGGCGGTATCGCATTTATCCCAACCACCGGCCAGCCATGGGCGCACAAAATGCCCGAGACCGACCGAGACCTGATCGACCTCCTCAGCGATGCCATTTCGCTGGCGGAGCCTCGGGCGGTGCTGGAGTTAGTCCACTCCTCGCCGCAGATGGGCGTCAAATCGGCTTTTACCTTCGGGGAGGGGTATGGACGCCTTCAAGCCGTTCTGACTGCGCTGCGGGTGCCTTACGAGCGCGTGAGGCCGCAGGCATGGCAGAAGGCAATGGGGTGTTTGACCAAGGGCGACAAGAATGTGAGCAAGCGCCGCGCTCAAGAACTTTTCCCGACTTTGAAGATCACGCATGCCACCGCGGACGCGCTCCTGATTGCCGAGTTCAACCGGAGGACGGCACGGCCATGAGCAAACGCAAGAAGCCCAAATTCGGAGGACGCGGGAAGATTATCCAAATGACCATGGGCTATCGGGAGTTTCGAGAAGCCTGGCTCGCCAACATGCTCGAGGAGATGTCCGCCGCCTGCGATCGCTTTTGGAGTAAGACGCCCGAGCGCCGGAAGATCGAGGCCGCACGCCAGCGATCGGGTTTTAACTTTGGACACTCTCATGAATAACTCATTCACCGCAAGAAACGGGGAGCCTGCCTATATGCCAGACTACGACCTCGACACGCCCGAGGACACCCTCGCCGATGAACTCGGCACGACGCCCGCCGTGGCTCGCAAGGTCATTTCGATGCTCCAAGCCGCCGAGGTGCGTCAGCAGGCTCTCACGCTTGGCAAAGTGGTCGGGCTTTTGCTCGAGACAAACAACCTGCCGGTCATGGCCAACGCCATCGCCTTCGCGGCTGGCCTCGACCAGCTCAACGGCAAAATGTCGCAGGCTCAGGTGGCTCGGGAGCTGGGCGTCACCAGGGCGCTCGTGAGCCATTACACGGTCGGCGTGCGCGATGTCCTCAGCGGCAAGCGCGACACATTCGACTGCACGAAGTTCCGCAAACGAAACTCCTCCAGAGAAACCTTCCGGGCGAAAGCCACGGATCCACACACGGCCGCCAAGTCGGCAGCCATTGCCAGATACAGAGCATCACTCAAAACCACAACACCATGACACAACTCATCGACCAAAAGACATACACCCTCAGCGGCGTGACCATCAACCCGGACGCCACCCGCGAGGAGTGGATGGCGATCCATAAGGACATATTGACCTGCAAGCACGCCGCATCCAAGTGGCTGGCTCAATCCCGAGACTATGCGACCAAGCGGTGGGGCGCGGAGTTTATGGCGGACACGGAACTCCAACTCGAGCTGGACCTCGGGCTGTCATTGCCACCCGAAAAGCCCACGCTCAACCCTGCGGACAAAACCACAGCGATCGTGACGATCGAGGGGCTGAGTCAGAAGTTCCAACTCTGGGAGCGCAAGATGAGCGACGACATCGGCAAGTGGGACCGTGACCGGCTCGAGCGCGCCCTCGAACTCCTCACGCCTATGGAGACGACAGCGGCACGCATCAGGGGGCTCCTCGCGTGAGCGACACGCCAGAGACGGATCACCTTGAGGGTCAATTAGGGCAAGCAGCAATGCACTCACATCCGATTTTGTGGGAGCATAGCCGCCGCATGGAGCGCGAGCGCGACAGGGCGAGGGCGCTCGCTGAGGAATTCCACCGAGATCAAGTCCGCCTACTCATCGAGCGCGACGAGGCAAGGGAGAAGATCACACGCCAAGCTGATCGCATTAGCAACCTATTCGACAAAGACCAGACGCGCCTACTCATGGAACGCGACAAAGCGAGGGAGGAGTTGGCAATCGCCCGTGAAACATTGAGACTGATTGCCGAAGAAGGCGGGCAGACAACAGGAAGGACCATCATCCCAGACGGGGCTTGGTGTGCAGAACAAGCTCGCCGCGCCATATTTCAGGAATCAACCCAATGACCTGCCCGACCTGTGGCACCGACACCCGAGTCATCGCCACCCGCGACGGATACAGGCGCAGACTATGCAAAGCCGGGCATCGGTTCGTCACCATCGAACAGGCGCACGAAACAAAATTCCCATGGCTATCCAAACCAAAGCGCAAACCATTGAAGAAGAAAAAGAAACCAAAGCAGGACGACAAATGGATCGAACGCATCAACGCCAAGCTCGCCGAGCCAACATGAGGGGGGCGGCATGGGAACCCTACCGAAATGGTTGGACCATCGCATCTCTCT